ATGGGTGGACGGGGGCGAAAAGGAACCTGCATCCGAGAAATAGAATACCAGGCGCTTCCCGCCCAGGCCAGATTTCACGGCTCCACGGCGCGGTTCAAGGGTTTCTCGGGGCCAATCGGCTCGGGGAAAAGCCAGGCGCTGTGCGAGGAATCGATCAAGCTTAGCTACCAGAACGCGGGAAGAGTGGGGTTGCTGGGAGCACCGACTTACCCGATGTTACGGGACGCCACGCAAAGCGCGCTGTTCGAGATCCTCGAAAAGAACAGAATTCCCTACGAGCACAACAAAGCGGAGAACACGGTGGTCATGCGGGACACGCGGTCGAGGATCCTGTTCCGGCCCGTGGACGAGTACCAGAGGCTGAGGGGAACGAACCTGGCGTGGTTCGGGGTAGACGAGCTGACGTACTGCCAGCAAGAGGCCTGGGTGGTGCTGGAAGGGCGCTTGCGCGATCCGAAGGCGAAGCGATTGTGCGGGTTCGGGGTGTGGACGCCGAAGGGGTACGACTGGGTGTACCGGCGGTTTCTGGCGGAGCCGGTGGAAGGCTACGAGGCGGTGGTGGCGGAGCCGTTCGAGAACCGGTTTCTGCTGGATCGGGTGCCGGACTTCTACGAGCGGCTAAGACGGAGTTACGACGAGAAGTACTATCAGCAGGAGGTTCTGGGGAAGTACATCAGCATAAACGGCGGGCTGGTGTATCACGCCTTCGCGCGGGCCGAACACGTGGGGGAGGTGGCGGCGGACCCGGCGCTGCCGCTGCTGTGGGCGCTGGATTTCAACGTGGACCCGATGAGCTCGGTGGTGGCGCAGATCGCGAACGGCGAGGTTAGGGTGCTGGACGAAATCGTGATGAGCCGGGCGACGACCGAGCAGGCGTGCGAGGAATTCCATACGCGGTTCCCGCGGCACGACGCGGGGCTGTACGTCTACGGGGACGCGACGGGGAGCCGGTTGCAAACGACGGGGACGTCGGACTACCAGGTGATCCGGGAGTTCTTCCATCGGGAGGGGTACCCGAGCGTGAACTACAGGGTGCCGCGGTCGAATCCGGCGGTGCGGGAGCGGACGGCGCTGGTGAACGCGAAGCTGAAATCGGCGTCGGGAGAGCAGCAGTTGTGGGTGGGCCGTAAGTGTAAGGAACTGATCAAGGACCTGGAGGAAGTGAGTTACAAATCCGAAAGCAGCGTGATCGACAAGGACAAGGATTCGCGACGAACGCACCTGTCGGACGCCTTAGGGTACTTGATCTGGCAGGAGTGCCGGCCACAACCGCCACTAGGAGAACAGGGGTTGCGGCTGTTGTAGGCCGGCAGAGGGACAAGAGAAATGCTGAACATCGATCGAGAACATCCGGAATACAGGATGCGGCGGGGCATGTGGCGGATGTACCGGGACCTGTACGCGGGCGGGGAGCAATTGAAGGCCAACGCCGAGACGTACCTGCTGCGGAGGCAGAAGGAACCCTCGGACGTCTACGGAGAGCGGCTGCAAAGGGTGTTTTACGAGAACTACGTCGGCTCGATCATCGACTGGTACGCGGCGACACTGTTCCGGCGGGAGCCGAATCTGAGCTACAGCGGGGAGAACGACGCGGGGAAGACGTTCTTCGGTGCGTTCGCGGGGGACTGCGACCGGAAACAAACGAAGCTGAGCGACTTCTTCCGGCGGCAGTTTACAGAGGCGCTGGTGAGCGGAGCGAGCTACGTGCTGGTGGATTTCCCGCGGGTGGGAGCGCCGGCGGCGAACCGGGCGGAGGAAGACGCGATGGGGGCGTCGTGGGCCTACCTGGTGGAGTACCGGGCGGAGGAGCTCATCAACTGGAGCTACGACGAAGAGGGGAATTACGACTGGGTGGTGCTGCGGACGTCGCGGACGGCGCAGGGGGCGCCGGGCGACGGGCAGGAGACGCGGGAAACGCGGTGGCTGTACTACGACAAGGAGCAGTTCCGGATCTACCGGGCGACGGAGGAGCGGGGAAAGAGGGGGGCGATCGAGCAGGTGGACGCGGGGCAGCACAGCCTGGCGGGGCAGCGGAGAGTTCCGCTGTTCCAGTTCAAAGCGAGCGAAGGATTGTGGCTGATGAACAAGGCGGCGCTGCTGCAACTGGAGCACTTCAATAAGTCGAACGCGCTGGGCTGGTCGCTGACGATGGGGCTGTTCGCCATGCCGGTGATTTACTCGGATCGGGAGTGGAAGCAAATCATCGGGGATTCGTACTACATCCAACTCGGGCCGAATGACAAGTTCGGATGGACGGAGCCGGCCGGGACGGTTTACGAAGTGGCGCTGGCGAATCTGTCCCAACTGAAGGACGAGATCTACCGCGTGTGTTACCTGATGGCGCAGGCGGTGGACCTGAACACACCGCTATCGGGATTGAGCAAGCAGAGGGACTTCACGATCACGAACGAGGTGCTGCGAGGATTTGGCGACGCCGTGAAGGACACGATGAAGCGGGTGCTGGGGGCGATCGAGGCGGCGCGGCAGGACGGGCTGACGATCGACGTGACGGGGTTGGACGACTTCGACGTGGGGGATTTCTCGAGCGACCTGGCGGACGCGAAGAACCTGCTGGCGCTGGGGATTAACTCGGCGACGCTGCGGAAGGAAGTGTTCAAGAAGCTGGCCTCGAAATACCTGTGCGACGCGCGGCAGGAGCTGAAAGACCAGATCGGGAAGGAAATCGACGAGGGGCAGTAAGCAGGCGGGGGAAACCACCTGCCCCAGAAGAGTAAGAAGGGGACGGACGGAATATGGATGAAGACAAACAGACAGTGGAACCCAAGGCCGAAGGGATTCGGGAGATCGTGCGGGAAACGATCGCGGAGTTCGTGAAGAAGGAGCAGTCGAGGACGGAGCCGGCCTACAAAGCCGAACTGGTGGAGGAGCGGAAGCGAAGGGAGCAACTGGAGCGGCGGCTCAACGAACTGGTGGAGGAAAACAAGCGGAGCCGGCAGCAGGCGGAGGAATCCGACCGTGCGGCGACGATCCGCGCGGAACTGGCGCGCATGGGAGTGGCGAAGGTGGACGTGGCGTTCAAGGCGATCAAGGACGATGTCTACCGGACAGAGGACGGGCGGCTGCTGGCGCGGGGAGAGCAGGGCGATGTCGGGCTGAAAGAGTACGTGACGCACTTCCTGAACGAGAACCCGGAATTCCTGCCAGCCCGCATCGCCGGAGGGTCGGGAGCGGTCTCGACGCACAAGGCGCCGGCAGCGAGCGGCGGGGGCGCCGACATGGACAAGATCCGGCCGGGGATGAGCGCGGAGGATGCCGAGCGAATCCGGCAGGAGATCGTAAGAATCACATCGCAGACGCCGCGGGGGGCTTAAGTAAGAAGTCCGAAGTGAGCAGTAAGCAGAAAGGATCTGAGTGAGAGGAGAAACGAATGTCAGCAATAACTTCAACTAACGTGGCCAACGCGATTGCCAAGCTCGTAGCGGCGGATGCGCTGCCGGCTCTGATGGGGAACCTGGTGATGGGGAACCTTGTCAATCGCGATTACGAGCCAGTACTGGCCCAGGCCGGGGATACGGTGAATGTGCCGATTCCCCCGACCCTGGTAGCCAACAACATAGCGGAAGGCGGCACGGTGCAGACGCAAAGCCCGAGCCTGGGGAACGCGCAGATCGTGCTGAACACCCACGCGGAAGCGACCTTTCAGGTGCCGGACGTCACGAAAGTCCTGGCGGTGCCGGACCTTTTGAAGCTGTACATGCAGCCGGCGATGGTGGCGCTCGCGGAGAGGATCGAGACGGACCTGCTGAATACGTACGCGAGCTTCACGGCGAATACGCCGGTGGGGACGGCGGGGACGCCGCTGACCGAGGCGGTGGTGGATGCGGCGGAGACGGCGCTGTTCGGGGCCAGGCTTCCGGCCAGCGAGCCGAGGTACCTGGTAGTGGATGCAAACAGCTACTCGGCACTGCGGCAGATCGAGCGGTTCAGCGAGTACCTGACAGCCGGGGAAGCCGGGCTGCGGGCACTGGTGGACGGAAGCGTTGGGAAGATCAAGGACTTCTTCGTGCTGCGGTCGCAATTCGTGGCCAAGACGGGAAGTTCTCCGGTGACCACGCACAACCTGGCGTTTGCGCGGAATTCGCTGGGACTGGTGGTCCGGCGGCTGCCGCAACCGCTGCCGGGGACGGGGGCCATCGCGGAATACGCCGAGCTGGGCAGCTTCGGAATGCGGGTGGTGATGAGCTATCAGCCGAACACGCTGGCGCAGCAGTTCACGGTGGACGTGCTGTACGGGGTGGGCGTGCTGAGAAACACGTTCGCGGTGCAGGTGAACAGTTAGCCGGCATCCAAAAGCCGGCGGCAAGCGGCGGCGCGGCAGTGGGGCGGCTGGTTCCGTGGAGGGGGAGAGTTCGGAGCCCCGGCGAGAAGCCGGGGCTCCGGAAGCTTCCGCCAAGCGCGGGGCGGCCGCACTGCCGCGGAGGAGGGATAGGGAAACATGGACCTGAAAGTCTACTACCAGAAGATACGGCAGATTGAGGCGGCGCTGGGCGAAGCGTACGTCGTGCTGGTGAGCCAGGACACGCCGGACGGAGGGCGCGCGGGAGTGCGGACGGAGGCGTCGCGCCTGGTAGCGGCGAAGATGATCGTGGAGGGGCGGGCGAGGCTCGCCAGCGCGGAGGAGACCGCGGAGCACCGCGAGCGGGCGGCCGAGGCCAAGCGGGCGGCCGAACAGGTGGCGGCCGCGGGACGGATGCAGATCACGGTGGTGTCGGAAGCGGATCTGCGGGCGCTTAGGGGCGCGACGCGATCCAAAACCTAGGGACAAGGACGGCAGGCAGGGACGAGGCGGTGGGCCTATGGCGCTATTCACTGACGGGACGATATCGATCATCGAGGACTTGGTGGGGTACGAGTCGGGAATCCTGGAAACGGCGACAACGGAACGGATCGATCTGACAATCAAGCTGGGCCTGGCGCAGGAAGAGCTGGGGATCGATCTGGACGCGTACCTGACGCGGCAGGGTTCGACGCTGGGACTGGGCAACGTGGCGGTGACGCCGCCGCTAAGCAAGTGTCACACGTTCCGGGCGCTGGTTCTGGCATACCGGGACGCGTACTCCAAGCAGTTGAACGACCGGTATCTCGCCAAATGGACGGAGTATCAGCAGCTAGCGCAGTGGGCCTGGGACGCGCTGGTGCAAACGGGGCCGGGGATCGTCACGGACCCGATTCCCAGGGCGGACAGCCCGCAATTGAGCTACGTGCAGGCGGCGGCGGAGGCGGCGACTTACTTTGTGCGCGTAGCGTGGGTGAGCAGCGACGGCGAGGAGGGCAGCCCGAGCGAAATCGCAATCCTGATCGTGCCGGAGGGGAACACGCTGGAGGCGACGGCCGTGAACCCGCCGGCGCAGGCGAGCGGGTGGAACGTGTACGCGGGGCTTTCCGTCACGGAACAGACACTTCAGAACGACGCGGCGCTGCCCATTGGCGGGCAGTGGACGGCACCGGTAGCGGGGCTGCGGCAAGGCAGGCCGGCGGGAACGGGGCAGGCGCCGGAATCCTTCCTGCTTCCGGGGCCGAATGTGCTGTGGAGATAAGCGAATGGCAACCTTAGGGAGCGCGGCGACCAGTAAGGCGCTGAGAATCATGACGGCGGCAAACGGACTGCCGGCGACGGTGGCGGCCATCGCGGCGAGCGAAAGCGTGGAACTGGACCCCATCGAGCCGGGGCACCTGAAGGCGCAGCAGGTAGCGGCCGAGGTGGCGGAGAAAACGGCGGGAGTGAAGTACCCGGCGGTGTACATCTACTGCGCGGGACTGAACAACCTGCAAAAGGAGAAGTTCCGGACGTTCTCGGGGAAGGCGCAGATGGCGGCGGAAGTGCGGGTGACGCACGACCGGCTGGAGCGTGTCTACGACCATTTGCAGTACTACGTGGCGGCGGTGGCTGCGGTGCTGGACGCCAACCGCGGGGACTGGGGAAGCGGGATGTTCTACACCGGCGGGTACAAGGTGGAGTTCGGGCCGATTAAGCACGGGGGCAAAAATTTCCTACAGGTGGGAAAGGTCCTGTTCGATGTGGATGTGAGTTACTGAGGGATTCGCCAGAAACAAGTGGGGGATGGGCGGCCAAGGAGGCCGGGGGGATCTTACTGTTATGTCGTGCGGATACATATCATCGAATGACAACAGGCTGTATGTGGCGCAGGAGCTGAATTACGGGCAGGTGGCGGCCGCGACGAGCCAGAACCGGTTTCCGGCGGTGAAACTGACGGCGAGCCAGAAGTTGGAGCGGCCGAAACGGAAGGACAAGACGGGGACACGGACGTTCCCGGGAACGCCAGCGGGGCTGCGGACAACGACCACATTCGACGTGACGACGTACATGACGGGCTGGACGCAGCAGAACGCGGCGCCGGGCTACGGACCGCTGTTCCAGGCGGGGCTGGGGGGTGCGCCCATCTTCTTCAACGGGGGCACGGCGGGGACCAGCCAGAACCCGAAGCTGCTGGTGTTCGCGAGCCCGCACGGGCTGGCTCCGGGCCAGGCGGTGACGTGCGGAGGAGAATTGCGGTTCGCGATCTCGATTGTGGACCCGCTGACGGTGGAGCTGAACGCGCCATTCACGGCGCTGCCGGGCGCGGGCGCGGCGATCGGGGCGACCGTAACGTACGGCCCGGCGACAGATCTGGGCTCGGTCAGCATTTACGACTACTGGAGCCCGGCCGATGCCGTGCAGCGGGTGCTGAGCGGGGCGGCAGTGGACAAGATGAACATCAAGGTGAACGGAGATTACAACGAGTTCGAGTTCAGCGGGGTGGCCTGCGACCTGATCGACAGCACGAGCTTCCAGGCGAACCAAGGCGGACTGGCGAGCTTTCCGGCGGAACCGGCGCTGCAGCAGTTCGACTACAGCATCATCCCGGGGCACCTGGGACAGGCGTGGCTGGACAACACACCGGACCGGTTCTACACGCTCACGGCGGCCGAGGTGCTGCTGGCGAACAACATCGACACGCGGCACCAGGAGTTCGGAAGCGACGAGCCGCGGTGCCTTTCGGCGGGGAGCAGGACGGTGACGGTGAACTTCGAACTGTTCGAGCTGGACGACGCGGCGACGAAGGGACTGTACCAGGCGGCGCGGCAATACTCGCCGATCGGAGTCATGCTGCAACTGGGGCAGCAGGCGGGACAACTGTTCGGGGTGTGCCTGAATAGCGTGGTGCCGGTGGTGCCGGAATTCGACGACGGCGAGACGCGCTTGCAGTGGAAGTTCACCGGGAGCCAGGCGCAGGGCGCGGGCAATGACGAGATTTACGTGGCATTCGGATAAGGCGATGGATTACCAGAGCGAGAAGACGTTTGAGTCGAAGACGGCGCCGGGGGTGAAGTTCACGATCGCGCGGATGTCGCTGGGGCGGCGGATCGAGCTGACGCGGCGGATCTGGGAGACGGCGCGCAAGGTGGAGTGTTTGTCGGCGGGAGAGGATCCGCGAGAGAAGCTGGAGGCGGCGCTGCTGGCCAGGGAGATCGACCGGGAGTACCTGGCGTGGGGATTGATGCGGGTGGAAGGGCTGATGCTGGACGGGCAGCCGGCCACGCCGGAGACGCTGATCGCGGTGGGAGCGGAGGAGCTGAGCCGGGAGGCGCTGGCGGCGGTCAAAGCGGAGTGCGGGCTCGCGGAAGAAGAACGAAAAAACTGATCGTCGCCTTCCACTTTTTGGGGTATTCGAATCCAGCCGCGTGGAGGTGCGACGAATGCAGGCGCAATGGGCTGGAACAGAAGCGGCGGTGCGGATGGCTGGGGCGGGGGCGAGAGAGCGCGCCGAAAGCGGTGTGGGCTCGCAAGACGGCGTCGACGAAGGAGTGCCCGCGGTCGTACATAACGGCGGAGAGCGTGGGCTGGCTGGAGGCGTTCCACGCCTGGAGGCGGCTGGGGTATCCGGATGCGGAGAGGCTGACGGCGCGGCAGGCCGAGGCGATGCTGGTGCTGGAGAGGGAGCTTAGCGAAGAGGTGCAGCGTGGCTAGCAAGAAAACAACCGTAGTGGACGCGACGGGCACGGGCAGCGACGTGAACGAAGTGCTGGCCTCGCTGACCAGCAATCTGACGGATACGGTGGAGGGGAACGCGCAACTGGCGGAGCAGTTCACGCAACTGGCCAACGCGAGCCAGACGCAGACCGACGCGGTCACGCTGAATACTCAGGCGGTGCAGCAAAACACGGCGTCGCAATCGGGGTCGGGGGGCGGATCTGGGACCAGCGCCGGCAGCGTGCTGGGGGAGATCTTCGGCAGCGGGCTGGGACTGTCGCCGCTGCTGAAGGGACTGGTCGGCCTGTTCACCGGAGGAAGCAGCCCAACGCCGGTAACGCTGACGAAGTACGTCCCGCCGCCGTCGATTGACTTAGAAGGCACCCTCACGGGCGGGCAGGCGGCGGCGCCATCGCAGGCGGCGGCGGGAAGCGGCCCGAGCGCGAGCGGGCAGCAAATCACGATTCAGGTGCAGACGATGGACAGCCAGTCGTTCCTGGACCACAGCGACCTGATCGCGCAGGCGGTGCGCCAGGCGATGCTGAACATGAACTCGGTGAACGATGTGGTGAACGACTTATGAGCGCGTTTCCGAAACTGAAGACGGGAGCGGTGGCGCAGTATCCGGCGAGCCGGGCGCTGGTTCAGAAGACCGAAGTGATGCGGTTCCTGGACGGGTCGGAACAGCGTTACCGGGCGCGGGGGGCGGCCGGGCGGCAATGGACGATCAACCTGGCATTGCTCGACGAGACGGAGATCGCGACCTTGCAGGCGTTCTTCGTCAGCGCGCAAGGCAGGTTCGGAAGTTTCAGTTTCACAGACCCGTGGGACGGCACTGTGTACCCGGATTGCAGCCTGGCGAGCGACGAATTCGACATCGATCTGGAGGCCGAGACGCAAGGGAAGCTGGTGCTGGTGGTGAGGGAAAACAACAACTGAGATGCTGTACTTTCCACAACTCACGAGCGGGGCGGTGGCCCAGTTTCCGGGCAGCAAGCGGGTGCTGCGGCGGACGGTGGTGAACGATGCGGCCGACGGGAGCACCGTGAAACTGGCGGACCCGGCGGCGAGCGCGGTCGAGTGGAGCCTGAAATTCGCCGGCCTCGCGGACGCGGAGTGGAACGCGATCGAGACGCTGTTCGAGGCGGTGGAGGGACAACTCGGATCGTTCACGTTCCTGGACCCGTTCGACAACCTGGTGAGCTGGAGCGAGGACCCGACCGCAGCGGCGTGGATCAAGGGGACCGGTCTGGCGGTGGCGACGGGCCTCGCGGACCCGCTGGGGGGCACGGGGGCGGCCAGCGTCGCCAACCAGGGCGCGATGGAGGCGAAGATCCAGCAGAGCATCAACGCGCCGGGCGGGTATGAGTACCGCTTGAGCGTGTGGGCGCAGAGCGCGGCCGCGGCGGAGATCACACTGTTCCAAAGCACGGCGACGAAATCGGCGAGCAAAGGATTTGCGATCGGGCCGGCGTGGACTCGGCTCGAGTACGGGGCCAACCTGGGCGCCACGGAGGAGACGGTGAGCTTCGGGGTCACGATCGGGGGCGCTAGCGCCGTGGAGCTGTTCGGATTCCAGGTGGAGGCGCAGGCGGGCGCGTCGAAATACAGGAAGACGACGGAGGGGAACGGGGTGCACACGAGCGCGTGGTTCCTGGACGACACGCTGACACGGACGACGAACGGGGTGGACGACAACTTTTGCACGTTGCGGATTCGAGCGAGTGGGTGATGGCGACAATTAATCAGCTCAAGGAACAGAGCGTCACCGAGACGCCGCTGCTGCTCTTCGATTGCGTGCTGGCGTCGGGGGCGACCGAGCGGTGGAGCACGCACCAGGTGGAGTTCGGAGGCCAAAACTACCAGGCGCGGGTGCTGCAGTACAATCTCTTCGACGTGCAGGCGGGCGCGGCCGAAGGCATCGACGCGATCGCGCGGATATCGATCAGCCTGGCGAACGCAGATTCGCATTTCTCTGAGATCGAGCGGAACACCGGCTGGAAGGGCAGCCAGATCACGGTGCGGTTCGTATTCTTCGACCTGCGGCAGGGGACGGCGGCGTCGGAGGCGGAGGTCCTGTTCAACGGGACCGCGGACGCGCCGCAGGAGATCACGGAAACGAGCCTGCGACTGACGGCCAGCAATAGTCTGAGCCCGCAGCGCATGTCGCTGCCGGATGTGCGGGTGCGGAGGCATTGCCCGTGGTGGTTCCCGGCGAACGCGACGCAGCGGGCGGAGGCGGTGACGGGAGGCCCCGCGAGGAACAAATACGGGCCTTACTACCGCTGCGGATACTCGCCGGACCAGAGCGGCGGGGTGGGGAGCCTGAACGGGGGTGCGCCGTTTGCGACCTGCGGCCAGACGAGAACGGATTGCCAGGCGCGGGGAATGTTCTCCCAGGACGGCAACGGGACGCAGACGAGGCGATTCGGCGGAATCGAGTTCGTGCCGGCGAGCACGCTGGTGCGCAGCTACGGGGAAAAGGGGCGCCACGTCTCGAACCCGCTCGACAACGAGGCGCAATACAACGACTTTGTACCGCTGATCTACGGGACGGCGTGGTATTCGCCGCTGATCGTATTCACGAAGAACGATGGGAACCTGACCCACATGGAAGTGCTGCTGGGGATGGGTGAGCTCCAGTCGGTGCTGACGGTGCTGGTGAACAACTACGTGATCCCGCAGGGGGTCGCCGGCACGAACATGACGGGAACCGGGTGGTTCAACGTGGTCTCGATGGGCACGCGAAACGGCGCCTTCAACATGGACTTCGCGGACAGCGCCGGCCATCCGCTGGGGGATCCGTACGGCAGCATGGCGGTGCTCTCCGTGGTGGTGCCAAACGCGATCAACAGCGGGACGTCGCTGCCGACGATCCAGGTGCTCGCCGAGGGAATGAAGCTGCACCAGTTCGCGCCGGACGGCAGCTATGTGGGAGAGAGTTTCACGAACAACCCGGCATGGGCGATGCTGGACATTTTACAGCGCTGCGGGTGGAGCCTCGACGATATCGATCTGGGGAGCTTCGGGAAGGCGGCGGCCTACTGCGCAGAGCCGATCCCGGGGCTGGATCTGTTCGGGAACGGGGTGCAGATTCCGCGGTTCCAGTGCAACCTGGTGCTGCGCAGCCGGCGGAGCGCGGGCGACGTGGCGCGTGGGGTTCGCAACGGCTCACGGCTTTTCCTGAGGTACGGGACGGGGGGCCAACTGGAGCTGGGGGTGGAGAACACGCTGGCGCTGCAACAGCCCACGCTGCCCTCGGGGAGCAACAGCACAGCGGCATTGAACGGCGGCTGGCCGAGTTACGAGTTCGGGGACGGGACGAACGGGTTCTCGGGGATTCTGAGAAAGTCGAACGGGGATCCGGCGATCCGGGTGTATTCGAAAAGCAACGCCGAGACGCCGAACTGGGTGAGCGTGGAGTTCCAGGACGAGTTCAACGAGTACCAGCAGGACAGCTTGTCGCTCACGGACGCGGACGATGTGTCGCTGACCGGGCAGCAGGTCAGCCTGACGCTGCCGGTGCTGGGAATCCCGAACTTCAACCAGGCGGCCCGGATCGCGGATCTGTACCTGGAAAAGGGGATCGACGGCAACACCTACGTGGAGTTCAGCACCAGCGTCCGGGGGGTGGGGCTCAGGCCGGCAGACATCATCACGGTCACTTACTTGAAGGAAGGGTTCGACCGCCAGCCGTTCCGGGTCATCAAGCTGACGCCGAGCGCGAATTACGGAACGGTGCTGGTTACCGCGCAGATCCACGACGACGAATGGTACACGGACGGCACCACGCTGCTGAACTCCGGGGCGCGGCGGCAGGCGGGGGCCGAAGGGGGGATACCGCGGCCGCTGGTGGGAACGGTCCTGGATAGCGACGGGAGAACAGACTTCGCGATCACCGAACAGAGCAGCCAGGACACGGATGGGAGTACGAGCCTGACGCTCTCGGCCGGATTTGTCGTTCCCAGGCGACCGGCGATGTCGGGGCTGGGAATCCCGATCGTGAGCCTGGCGGCGCAGACGAACGCGACGGGCGGCACTCTGGGCGGCGACCAGACCTTCTACTACGCGGTGACGGCGGTGGATGGGAGCGGAGCGGAGAGCGATCTCTCGTTTTTCGTGCGGGCCACGATTCCGCCGGGAACCAACACCAACCAGGTTACACTGGCTGGGCTGAGCTTCAGCGCGAATTCGACCGGGTTTAGCGTGTACCGGGGACCGACGCCCGAGCAGTTGTGCCAGATCGCGGCGAACCAGGCGGTGGCGGCGACATTCACGGACGCGGGCGCGGCGGCGACGCTCGAGCCGCCGCCGGACGCCAACTACGATCACGCGAACTTCTACTGGCGGCTGGAACTGCAGTCGGAGTACGCGGCGACCAGCAGCTCGAGCGACACGGTCGGGAACTCGACGCTGGGGATGGCGGTGAACAGCTACCAGGGCATGGTAGTCAGGATCACCAGAGGGGCGGGTGCGGCACAGGAGCGCGCGATCGTCTCGAACAACGCCACCACGCTGACGGTGGACTCGAACTGGGATGTGGTCCCGGACACGACGAGCTATTTCGCGATCGCCGAATCGGGATGGCGCCTGGGAGCGGCGGGAAGCAGCAGCCCGGTGGAATTCGATATCCCGACGCGAGTGGGGGCCACGGTGCAAGTGTCCGGAAGGTCGGCGAACGCTCTGGACGAGGAGTGCTCCGAGACGCTTTCGCCGCTGACGCGATGGCGGATCACGGGGCCGGGGTCGGGGCTGGATAGCGGCGTGCCGGGAAAGCCGGCATTCGGAGTGGCGCCGCTGAGCGCGGGTTCGGTGGAGCTGACGGCCATCGCGTTCAGCGATTTGACGAATACCAGCACGATCTCATCGGCGACGCTGACACTGAACTACTGGGACGAACTGGGGAGCCCTTCGCCAATTAGTCTGAGCGGCGCGATCGGAGCCACCGATACCTCGATCGGACTGACGCAGGCCGGAAGCGCGGCCGTGGGCGGCCTGGTGCAGATCGAATCGGAGATCGTGCAGGTGACAGCGGTCGTCAACGGCGGCCTTGGATACACGGTGACGCGGGGCGTGTATGGGAGTACGGCCGCGGCGCATGGCGGGCAGACGCCAGTGCCGGAGTACGACCTAGCCAGTAAGGTCTTCGTGGTGCCGTTCGCTCCCGACTTCTTCGGGAGCCCGGCGAGCGGCGACTTCTGCTATCCGATTCTGCTGGCGGACGCGCGCATCGCATGTGCGCGGCTTTTCGTGACGAACGACCAAGGCAACAGCGCGGCAGGGACGGCTTGCTACACGGGAATGACCGCGGGGGGCCTGCGCGCGTTCGCCGGGGGGCAGTTCGCGATCCAGGTGGAGGGTTACCTGGCGATCCAGGCGAATGCGGCGCCGCCGCTGATCGTACAGGAGTCGCACGCGGTGCGGGCCATCTTCGGGGTGGTGAACGAAGCGCCGACGGTGGGGCCGGTGGACCTGGAGATCCAGCGAAACGGCACGACGTACTGCAGCTTGACGATTGCCGGGACTCCTCCAAATCCGCGGTACTCGAACGTGGTGGATGGCTTCGGCCTGGCTCCGCTGATGGCGGGCGACCAGATCAGCTTGAACATCACCTCGGTCCCCCAGTCGGCGGACTCGACCCCGGGCCGGGACTTGACGGTGACGATCCAGATGTAGAGGCCGGTAAGGGCGCCGGCGCGGCAGACGGAGACCCGCACTACTAGCGTGGGGGGAGAATGGCAGACAGTCTCGAGAAACTGCGGCCCGACCGCGACCTGCAGTGCTACTTCCAGCAGCCGTCGTCGATCGCCGCACTGAGTGGGGCCAGCGCCAGCGGGTTTACGGTCTCGGGGTCGTGGCGGTTACAGTCCGACTGGGCGGTGGTGGAATGGAACCGCGACAACGTGTTCGAGCACCCGGGCTTCCGCAACCTGCCCGATGGCGACTTGAGCGGCCTGGCGCTCAGCTACGAAGAAACCCGCACCAATTGCATTCCGATGGACTCGGACTTGTATTGGGCGGTGGAGTGGCCATTCTTGCGGGTGTGGCTGGAAGGCGACAGCGATCCGCGCCTGGTGAGACTGAGGGACTACGCGACGCCGATCGAGGGCAGCGCCGTGGCCGCGACCGCGGTGCTCGAACTGGAGGGGACGCCGAACGCGGGGGACTATATCGGAGCCGCCTGGCAGACCGAACAGTACTACTACATCGTGACGGGCACGGACACGCTGGCGACAGCCGCGGCGGGACTGGCCGCGAACATCAATGCGGGATCGAGCAGCGTGCAGGCGTCGGCCGCGGGAGCGCAGATCACGCTCACGAGCGCGACCCCGGGGGCGAACTGGAACCGGATCGGAGTGTACGGCTATGTCTCCGGCGCGTGCACGGAACAATGGCAGCCGTGGTACGCGACGTTCAGCGGCGGCGTTAGCCCGAGTAAGTGGCGAGTCGATCTGAACTTCGGGAACCTCACCGACAAAGACCAGAACCCGATTACCACCACCGCGGTGCGGAAAATGCGGTGGACCTACGCGGCGGATCTGCAGGCGGGCGCGTTCCAAAGAGGCGAGTTTCAGATCCAGGTGGGCAACTGGACTGTAACCGGAACCAACCGCGCTTACAGCGTCGCCGGGCCGGAGAGCGTCAGGATCGAAGACGCGCAAGTCGCCTACACAGGTTCCTGGACCGAAGAGACGGGGAACTACTCCGGCGGCACGATTCATTGGACCGCTACGAGCAATTCGGCGCTGAGCTGCGCGTATCGGGCGACGGCCGCGCACACGCTGTACTTGGGGGCCTTGAGGACCCAGAGCAGCGGTCAGGTTTCGATCGTGGTGGATGGCGGAGCCGCGATGACGAGGAACCTGGCGATCGACGACAACGACGTTCTGGTGCGGATGGCAGTGGGCAACTTCGGGGCGGGCGATCACACGGTCTCGATCACTTTCACCGGGCCGCAGGGCAGCGAGTTCTATTTCGACTTCCTGGAGATGGCGGAGCCGTCGGCGGAGCTGCCGGCGATCGACGCGGACCAGACAATTACGCTCGCGACCGACTGGGACACCTACCACTCGCTGTGCCTGGCGCCGGAGAGAACGGCGTGGATGATTCATTCGCTGGGATTCCACGGGCGGCAGAATCACTATGCGGGCGCGTTGTGGTTCTTCGAGATGGCGCTGGCGGGGCAGCAGTACGCGTCGGGGACGGTGGAGTTCAGCGGCACGCCGACGTTTGGTTACGGCCTGAGCACCACAGTAACCGTTGGAACGCTGGCGCTCACGCACGTCCACTACATCGGGGACACGGCGGAAACGGTGGCGAAAGCCTTCGAACTGGAGATCAACAGCGGATACCTGCAGTACTGGGCGTCGGCGCCAGGGGATTTGCTCACGATTTACTCGCGGGACCTGGCTGGCGCGGGAACCCAGATCGGCCTGCAGGCGACCAGCACCTGCACGGACTTCCATCCGCAGGCCAGCGGCGCGACGCTGGCGGGCGGAAACGACGGCTCCTGGACCACGGATCTGGCGGCAACGCCGCGGCTGAACCGGGCGGCGCGCGACTGGAACCGGGCCTTCTTCACGGCGCTGAAGGGGTACGGCATGGATGCGACCGCCGCGCTCAGCATGGAATTGCAGTTCGGAGACCCTTCGGCCGCCGCAGGCATCGCGCAGAGGTGCCCGGCAGGGGAAGCGGTTGTGGTGAACACCCCGGCGCTGCAGACGAACTTCTCACCCACGAGCATCGGGTTCTGGGAAGTGGCCTACCACGACCTGGCGCAAACCATGCAAGACGCCGGCTTGCAGCCGTACCTGCAATTCGGCGAAGTGCAGTGGTGGTACTTCCGGAACTCGCGCTCGGGAATGCCGTATTACGACGACTACACCAAGGCGGCGTTCCAGTCGCAGTACGGGCGTGCGATCGACACGATAAGCGACGAAACCGCACCGGTCTCGTCATGCCCGGACGAGGCGGCGTTTCTACCCACGCTGGTCGGCAGTTTCACGAATCAGGTGATGGCCTACGTGCGGCAATCGTTCCCGAATTGCCGGTTCGAAGTGCTGTATCCGTTAGACGTCAACGCAACCCCGCTCGACCAGGCCGTCAACTACCCGGGCGCTGCCTGGACGCCGCAGGCGCTGGATTGCCTGAAGACGGAGAGCTTCGGGTACACCGGCGGCCGGGACCTGGACAAGTGCCTGGCTTCGATCCTGCTGCCGCAGAGTCGCGGCTTCGCGCCCCATCAGAGCGCGCACTTGATCGGGATCAGCGATCCGGTCTCTCCCTGGCTGAAGGAGATGAGGTTGGCCAAGGCGGCGGGCGTCGGGTCGGTGGTGCTCTTCGCGCTAGACCAGTTCTGCCTCATCGGATACTCCGCGCCACTGCCCGGCAGCGCGCGGCGGAGCGGGTTCCAGGGGTAG